ACATAACGGTCATCATAGAACCAGGCTGTAGTATATTGAGTAGTAAAATCTCCAGTTGATGGAGTTGCTCCCTCTAAAACTGCATCTTTATCTTGTACAGGAGTATTGTCTGCGCTGTATTCATCTACGCTAAACACATAAGGAAAGTTTGAATCTGGATTTACCATCAAATGGTAGGCAGTATCGGTTGCATCTTCCCAGTCACAACCAGATAACAAACCAAAACCAGAAGCTGACTGGAACATAGTAAATGCTCCATTTGGTCCAATACTACGGTCAAAAACAAAGTTTACAGTTGAATAAGTGGGCAATGCTCCAGTGTCACCTAGGTCATAAGGCATTGACAACCATAGTCTATCATTTACGAATGACACAGTAATTGCATCTAGAACATCTGAGTTAACTTGATTATTTATAATAATTGGATTTAAACGTTCAAAAATATATTGTAATCCGTTGCGGTCATAGAAAAACAAACCTTTTGGATAATCAAAGAAATAAATTCCTCCGTCACCAAAAGCTGCTTGTTGCGGAGCATCTATGCCAACTATTGTTGATACTTCTACAAGTTGAAATGAATCAGCATCATAGCCCATCAGCAGATAAACTGCTTTTGGTTTAAATATTAAAAGTTGACCTTCTACTATTTGCAGACCGCGGATACCTTCTCCACCTGCAATAATATCAATGTAGTCATCAACGAACCAGTCTTCTGGTCTGCTTTCATGTGACCAACGAAGTCTGTTTGGATATGCCGTGCCATTTTCATATGTATTGGCAACGAATAATTTATTTGCGTGTGCAACGGTTATTTCTGCTCTTGGCATGTAGCCACCAACCGGAAGAGTGTACTGCTGCCAGGTTGGACCAGATGCTGTAAGCGCTGTTGCATATGTTGCGCCAGAAACCCATTTAACCATTTGTGTTGCGTCTTTTCCAAGAGCAATGTACAACGTATCTTCCCATGTTGTCATGGAAGCACCGTTAGTAGACTTTACATTTAATGGTGTTGATGCACCGCTGTCAAGAGTAGTAAAATCTCCACCAGTTGATTTATAAACTCTACCATCTGTAGGTGAGTCAAATCCAGTTGTTAACATTATGCGTGGAGTAGTTCCATCGTTGAAACTAAATAAACCTTTTGGTTTCCAATTACCACTTACTGCATTGCTGTGTTTTTCAATGTAGCCAGCTCTAGTAAATACACCACCACGTGGGTCAATTTCCATATTGATAATTGACGGCGATTCATTTGGTGCTAACTGGAATTGGTCTGCACGAAAGTTTATACCACCAGTAAAGTCTCTAATTTGGTCAAATAAAATTTGAGCCACTTATTAACCCCATTCTCCTGTTGCTACTGCGCGGACAGAAAGATTGGCCATGTATCTGTACCAACCAAATGGATATAGTTGTAATCCACCAGACATTATCATTGGCTGGTTTGCATTCGGTGCTGTAACCAATCCCTTTGCAAGTGCTGCACCGGTTTCAAAGTTACGCATGTATACTGCTGACATTTCAGGGTCTTCCTGATAGTCATATATTTTAGCAAGTACAAAGTTAATTAAAACTAAATGAAACTCAGTATCAATATCAATTATTGCTTCTGCGTCATTCATCCACGCATATGATGGATAGCGATATCCACGAATCGTAATTTGATACGCATCATCTGGCTTAGGCCATAGATTTAATTGTCCAGCCCAATAAGAAAAGTACTGAGGTATATCTGGAGTATCGTTGTCTGAGTTTGGTGGCCAAACTTGTTCGCATTTTGTTTGGTCCATATATATTAATTGATTGCCAGAATCAGTTGTATTTACTGCGGCAGATATTTCATATATTTCAGCTAGTGTAACGTTAGCAGGTACGGTATCTACGCCATTGGCTGCAGTAAGAACAAAGTTACTATAGCTTCTTTGATTTTCTATTGTTGGAAAAGTATAAGTAGATTGATACCACGGCCATGCTGATTCCATGGTTACTATTCTTTGGAAACCTTCTTTAATAAAGCTGTCTAGTACGTCAGGGGTAATATCATCGGTTGTGCTGTTACCAATAGTAAAATCCAAAAGCTGAGCAATAATGCTAGTTATTTCAGCTTTCGTAAGTCCCTGCGAAAAATCTACAGCCATGGTTTCCTACCTATTCTTTAGGGTCTAACGCAGCATCTGATGCTTGTTGTGCTGCGGCTTTCTTTTCTATTTGGCGCAAATGGCCAATGCAAAACAATGTTCCCTTTGCACGAGGTGCCAAGCATTCTTCTTCTTTACTGCTTAGCGCTGAGCAATGTGGTGTAGGAGTTTTATATTCAACTCCTGATGGTGGAGCAAGTTCTACTCCAGTTCCATGATATCCCATCAATCCAGAACCTACACGTACGGTTCCGTCTTTAGTACCGTAAGGTTCTGTACCCTGTAGTGCTTGTCCTTGACCTTGTAATTCTTTGCTCATAAATCTCCTTCGTTTATAGTTAAATGTAGAACATGCCGCCAGGGGTCCTTCACCCCCAGCGGCACGTTACAGATTGCTAGAATTAGACTGTGTCTGGCCAGTCAATACGGCTCCAGGTTACGAACGAGAGTCCGCCCTTTGCTGTAATCTTGCTAGCGTTTTCTGCAATACCGCTGACTTCGATGTAGCCATCAGCTGAAGGCTCAATTACACCGTAAACTACGGCTTTGTTAAGACCATCAACGGATGCTGAACCGTGGTCAGGTGTATCAATTGCAACACATGCTGTGCGAACAACAGTTGTTGCATCTGTGTTATACTCCGAAATGAACTGAACATTTGTTGGAGCTGCGGAAGCAGTGATGGAGAAAGCTGCGCCTTCTGTTGCACCATCTGCATCGTACACAACTTCTGCATGGAACTTGTAGGTCTGACCTGCAAATCCATACCAACCAAATGCTTCAGCATCAAGTGCGGCGTATGTTGTATCGACGACTACGTCATCGGCTAGAACGTTTGTTCTTTCTACTACTACTTTATTATTTGTTGCCATAATTGTTTCTGTCTCCTTTTAGACCTAATTATGTTGTTTGTTTATTTTGTTATGGGAATCGCTGGTGGGAGAAGTGCTGCTCGAAGGATAGCAGCTTTTAAACTTCCCCCACCAACGAAACTTAATTAGCTAGCGTTAGCTGACAAGTATCCCTGACGGGCACGGTTGCTGCAGGTCAACTGACCATAGGCCAACACGAGGGCGTAGCGGGCGTCAACGCCAGCAACGGTTCCCTTCATGAAGTCTGTGGTCTGGAACCAGAAGCCATTCATTCCTGTAAGCTTGAGGTACTTCGAGTTAATGAAGTACATCGGTGCTGCTGATGTGTCGCTGCCGAGGTTAAGGTCGAACACCACTGGTGTCTGCTTGAACATCAAGTTTGTGAAACCTGCGTTAGCTTTTGACACGTCCTGGTAACGAACCTGACCGGTGAGCAATGACTCATACTTTTCAAAGAGATTGTGGTTCGTGAGGATTAAGTCAGGAACGTCTGAGCCCTTTGAAGCAAGGTTGTAAATTGCTGCCATGTCCTGCTGTGACAATGTTGCAGCAGTACCGTCGTAAGTTGGATTCCACCACTTATCACCAGAAGGTGTAGTGTTGGTGTTGGCATCAATGTTACCAACTGAGTTGTTCTCAGTGCCGATTATCCAACCAAGACCGTTAAAGTCATTGGATGATGGTGCGACACCTGGTGTGCCAAGAAGTTGCAAGTTAAGCTCGTTCTTGACAGACATCTCAGTCTGCATGATTTTTGCGTTGAGCAACTTGATGATTGCCTCTGCGCCACGGTTCTGTGCTTCTTCGATACCGCTGATTGCGATAGAAGCAGCCATCTGCTTCCAGTCGTAAAGAGCAGCCGAGATGCCGTCTTGTGGGGTGAGGTCAATGGCATCGTAACCTGAGTATGTGCTAACGGTGTTGTTAGTAGCATACATGATTGGCTCAACTATTTGTGTGCCGCCCTCTTCTACACGCACACGACCACGCTCATTGAGGTGGTTTAGAAGGACGAGGTCTTTGAAAATGTTGTCGACAAGCGTTGGCTGATAATTTTGCAGCGTAGTCGACAACAGTGCATCAAAGTTCTGTGTTTGGCTTGATGGAACTGCCATGATGTTGTCTCCTTTAGGATTAGAGGTTTAGTGTCTTTTTGGCCTGTTCAAAGGCTTCGAAGACGGATGTTGGTTTAGCAGTAACTGGTGCAGTCGCAGCTTTAGATGAACTAGCCGATGAAACTATTGAAGCTTGGCGTTTTGCGTCTTTCCTAGATGTCTCTTCAGTTAGCTTCTTGCTGGCCTCATTGGCCTTGGTATAAACCTTATCAAATGCAATTTGCTTGAAGACCGACTCTAAGTCAGTGCTACCAACCTCCAATGCTTTGGCTACTACCTCGTCAGCATTGAATTCATCACCATACTTGCCTTGCAAAGAATCAATTGTCTTTTGCAACTCATCCATAGCTTGCTTCTGTTCGAAGGCTGCAATGCGTTGCTCTAAACTACGAAGATGCTTTTCAGCGGGGTCTAATAGTTCATCCTCAGCTTCAGTTTGAACCGATATACCGTAGTGCTGTTGTAGCATCTGCAAGGTGCCTGCCGGGTCCTTTTGGAGTGAATCCGAAAGGGCTGCAGCAAACTGAACTTGCTTTCTTTGCTCACTGAGTTCCTGTGTCTTGCGGGTATAATCCGCCTGACGCTGGTACCCAGCAATAGCCTCCTGTAGCGGAACTATTACTTCCTGTCCATCAACTTGAACTTTAATATGTTTATCAGTAAAGTTTGCGATGTCAAAAAGCTCAGGTTCTGCCTGGGCCTCTACTTCTGCATTTTCAGCGTTTTCAACTTGTCCATCTAATGTGGGGTCTTCAACGTCTATAGCATTAGTTTCTTCTATATTACTCATTGGGAGTTCTCCTTCTTGATTATTCCCGTTCTCATCTACTATGATTTTTATTACATGTAGAACTTTATTTTAAACTGCGGGGCCCATTCCTTGTGGAATTGCACCGCCTAACATGGCAGACAATTCAGGTGGTAAACCACCCTGGGCTGCCAACTCTGGAGGCAGGCCTGGTTGGCCCATAGGGGCTCCTGGCATCTGCTCTTGCATTCCTAGGCCTGGGATACCACCCATAGCAGGATTTTGTTCATTTAAAAAGCTTTGTGGGTCTTTAACACCGAAACCGACTTGTAAAACATATTCAGCCAATCTGGCCATGTTTACCAATCCAGCTTGTGCAAATGGAGCCATAGCCTCTACCATCTGTAGGGCCATCTGGCGTCTAAATGATTCGTTAATTGGTGCAGAAGACCCTGCTTCTACCTGGAAATCAAACTCACCAGAAATATAATCTTTATCAAATGTTAA